AAGGTTCGCCGGATCGCATCTCAGTTCGCCAAGGACCGCCGTTTCCCGGTGAAACAATTTCTGGGCCGCGACCCTCTCAGCGGCAGCACCATCACCCCGATTGCGCTTCTGCGCCGCGAGTGCTGGGCGGATCTGTTCGACAACCACTGCATCCCGCAAGCCGTCATAGGCGAGGTGTTCGGGGGCCGGAATGGCGGCTGCATCAGCCGGGGGATTGTGCTGCATCGAGAGCAGGCGAGGGGAAAGCGATGACGCTGGACCTGAAAGAAGGCGACCCGTGGCCGTTCCGGTCATCACGCGGCATCGTAGGAAAGCCCTGCGAACCCGTATGGCATGCCCTGATCACCGCCCCGCAGAAAGAGGCCCATACCAAGGAGGTGCTAGAGCGTGTCTTTGATGGCGCGGGGGTGCAAGTCGTTTACCCGGAGGTGTCCAAGTTCCGCAAGGTGAATGGCCAAGACCGGGAATTCGTGTCGCCGATGATAGCCCGCATCATCTATGCCAAGTTCAGTTATGAACCCCATTGGGATGTGATGCGCCAGCGCCGCATCGTGTCTGGCGTATTCTCGATAGCTGATAAGCCGGTACGATTGACGCAAGATGACGTTGACCAAGCAATGGGCCTGCCGACTGAACAGGAGCGGCAAGAGCAAGAGCGCGTCCGCGCATTTATGCCGTGCCCGGGGGAGCCGGCCAAACTGATCGGTGGCCCGTTCAAGGGCTTCTTTGTGGACGTGAAGAAGGTTGAGGCCGGTCGGGTTTGGTATGAGATGGCATTCGGCGACCGGCGTGTATCTGGTGAAGATACGCAAGGGCTTGTGCAAAGGGTTGCCGGGTGACACTTCGGGTGGTATATTTTCCGTATCCGGCCCAGCCGGTGACCGCCAGACCCGGTGAGACGGTAGGTGCGAGCGCAACCCAAAGCCCCAGCGGCCTTGGGTGCTACTGCAATTCAGATCATATTGGGGTAGCGCCCCTTTCGCAGGTCCAGCGCAGAGCTGACAGGCGGGGAAAGACCCGCACAGCCGCTTTCTGGCGGTGCCCCCAAGTCTCATCCGGACGGCAGGTAGCTACTGCTGCGGGGGTATCTCCTGAGCGCGGCCACGCTGCGGTGGTAGCCCCACTCGATGCCCCTCCATCTGCAGCGGAAATGAGGGCTAGAGGTCAATGCGCAGAGACTCCTGGGGAACCGCGCTCAAACCACACCCCCACACCATTCCTCCCCAGTACCACCCGCCACTGGTCAAAGCCCTGCATGCGCGAGAGCGTCAACAGCAAGGTGTAGAGGGGTTATGCCATGACCCGCTGAATGCAGGGCAGCGGGAACAGTTGCAAAAGGCTGTCATTCCATAGGGGGTAGATTGTGAACAGGCGTGGATTTCTGAAGACAACGGCCGCCAGTGCTTTGGTTTCGTTGCTGCCGTTGCCTCCAGTTTCACGCGCATCGGCAACTTCGAGTGTTTGTATTTCGACAGCACCCGCGAAAGTCCTTAGCGCGGCAGATTTCGAGGGGCTGGGCTGGATAGAGATTGGCGAAATACGGTCCGTGCCAGGCTTTGAGCCGCAGGCGCAGGCAACCTAACCTGTCGGGCGGGATGCCCGGCAATCTCCACAACTAGACGGGAAGTCGATATGCCGCGATCTGCGAAAGAGCAGGGCGCGCGCAAGCTTGATGCGCGGGAGAAGCGCTTTCGTGACGAATACTTGGTTGACCTTGACCCGAAGCGTGCCGCGCTGGCCGCCGGGTACAGTGCGACCACAGCAGCCTCTAAGGCTTATCAGTGGGTAAGCAATAGTAAGCTGAAGCCGCATCTTTTCGCGGCGATCCGCGAGGCACAAGCGAAGCGCGAGCACCGAACCGAAATCACGCAAGACCGGGTGCTTCAGGAGTTGGCCCGCATCGGCTTTGCGGACATCCGCAAGGCGGTTGCATGGGGCAGCACCCCTGCCGACCTTTTGGAGGGTGATGAGGGCGGCGATGAAGGAGCGCCTGCCAGCGTTTACCCTGTGGATCTGGTCCGAAGCTCTGAAGTGGACGATGACACAGCGGCAGCGATCGCCGAGGTTTCACTTACCAAGGGCGGCGTGAAGCTGAAGATGCACGATAAGCTTTCGGCGCTGGAGAAGATCGCCCGCCACCTGGGCATGCTGAACGGTTCCGGGGCCGGCGATGATGACGCGCCGAGCCTGACGATCAACATCAACGCTAAAGAACCAGTTGGTGACGTGCGTGTCACACGATCTGACGGTTAGCGCGCCGCAGGGTGTTTTCCTAAGCGGCCTCAACACCAAGTTTCGCGCCTACGTTGGCGGGTTCGGGTCTGGTAAGACCTATGTGGGCTGCCTCGACCTCGGCTTGTTTGCAGGGCAGCACCCCAAGACGGTTCAGGGATATTTCGCCCCGACGTATCGGGACATTCGAGACACCTTCTGGCCAACCGTAGACGAGGCCGCGCATTCGCTGGGGTTCACGACCAAGGTCAGGAGCGCCGACAAGGAGGTCGAGTTCTACCGGGGCCGCAGCTACTACGGCACCACCATTTGCCGATCGATGGATGATCCGGGCGGCATTGTGGGCTTCAAGATCGCTCGCGCCCTGGTCGATGAGATCGACATTCTCAGCAAGGACAAGGCGCAGGCCGCTTGGCGCAAGATCATCGCCCGGATGCGCTTGGTCATTCCTGGCGTGGTCAACGGGATCGGCGTCACGACCACCCCCGAGGGATTCCGGTTCGTTTATGACAGCTTCAAACGGGAGCCAAAGAGCAACTATTCGATGGTGCAGGCCAGCACCTATGAGAACGAGGCTTTCCTGCCGCCTGACTATATTTCAGCGCTGCTGGAGGATTACCCAGAGGAGCTGATCAAAGCCTACCTCATGGGCGAGTTCGTTAATCTGACGAGCGGGACGGTCTATCGCAGCTATGACCGGCAGCGGCACGGATCGACGGAGAGCATTCAACCGCGGGAGCCGCTGCACATTGGGCAGGACTTCAACGTCGGCAACATGGCCTCGGTAGTGTTCGTCAAGCGTGGTGATGACTGGCACGCAGTCGATGAGCTGCAAGGGCTGCAGGACACGCCGCATCTGATCGAGGTGCTGAGCGACCGTTACGAGGGCCATCACATCACGGTGTACCCCGATGCCAGCGGCGGCAGCCGGAAAACGGTAAACGCCAGCACGTCGGATATCGGGCTTCTGCGCAATGCGGGTCACGCGATCCGGGCACCCAGCACCAACCCGCCGGTAAAAGACCGGATCCTAGCGGTGAACACGGCATTCGAAAAGGGCCGCCTGTTCGTGAACTCGTTCCGCTGCAAGGCCTACGCCGAGGCGCTGGAGCAGCAGGCCTATGACAAGAACGGCGAACCGGACAAAACCGCCGGTCTCGACCACCACCCAGACGCGGGCGGTTACTTCGTCCACCAAAAAATGCCGGTTGTGAAACCGACCTTCACGAGACAGGAATTGCGCCTTTGACCCAATCCGTCGCACAACGCACCCCCGCCGCCGAGGCGCTGGTAAAGGGCGCTGCCCTTGGCCGCATCCTGATGGGCGGCACCAAGGCCATGCGCACTGCGGGGCAAAAGTACCTGCCCAAGTTCCCGGCGGAGAGCCAGGAGGCATACGAGGCACGGCTGGCGTCTTCGTTCCTGTTCAACGGGTTCAAAAAGACAGTGCGCGACATGACCGGTCGGGTGTTTACCAAGTCGGTTGAGATCGAGGGCGATGCGCTCAGCGAGGAGGAGCAGAACATCGACATGCAGGGCCGAGACCTGTCGGCTTTCGCGCGTGACGTGTTCGAGGCGGGCCTGAGCGGTTGCGGGCTGTCGTTCATCATGGTTGATGCGCCGCCGCGCCCTGGCACCGTGACCAAGGCGCAGGCCAAGGCGTCGAGCCTGCGGCCGTATCTGGTGCATGTGAAGCCAGAGGAAGTGCTTGGCTGGAAGACCTCGACCGAGGGTAGCCGCACCTTTCTGAGCCAATTGCGCACGATGGAGAAGGTCGAGCAGGACGATCCGGAGGACGAATTCGCGACCGTGACCGTCGATCAGGTGCGGGTGCTGACGCTGGCGGACGGCAAGGTGAACGTTCGCATCTATCGCGAGGCCGACAAGGGCGCAAACTGGGAGCTGTACGACGAGTTCGACACTCAGGCCGCCGAGATCACCGTCGTGCCGTTCTACGCCAACCGCACAGGTTTCTTCGCCGCAGAGCCGCCGCTGGAGGATCTGGCTGACAAGAACGTTGAGCATTGGCAGAGCGCCAGCGATCAGCGCAACATCTTGCACGCGGCGCGGGTGCCAATCCTGCACGCGGCCGGTCGCCAGGATGATGAACCGCTTGTGGTGAGCGCGGGCATGGCGACCACATCGCGTGATCCGAACGCCAAGCTGGAGTGGGTCGAGCATACAGGGGCCGCAATCGAAGCAGGGCGCAATGACCTCAAAGACCTCGAATTTCAGATGCAGGTTCTCGGCTTGCAGCTTCTGGTGGCCGGTACGGAAACGGCGACGGGGGCCTCTCTTGACGCGGCAAAGGAGACAGCGCCGCTCGCAATGATGGCCGACAACCTCAAGGACGCGCTGGAGCAGGCTTTGCGCTGGTTCACCATGTACCAGGGCGCCGAGACCGAGGTGACGGTGCAGGTCAACAAGGACTTTGGCGTCTCGACCCTGACCGCGCAGGAGCTGACGGTGATGCTGACCGCGGTCAATACGGGCAACATGCCGCGCCGGGTGTTCGTGGAGGAAATGAAACGCCGCGGCTTCATCGCCGAGGACACCGATACGGAGGCATATCTGGGCGATCTGGACGACGAAACGCCGCCGGGGCTGACTGATGGGGGTGAATGACGACCTCGCGGACGAACTGATCCGTCATCAGGTCTATCTCCAGCGGGTCGGCAACGCTACGGCCCGCAAGGTGCTGGCGCTGCTGAAGCGGTCGGATGCCCGTCTGATTGAACGCCTGCTGCGCGACGACTTGACGGAGCTTTCGCGCACGCGGCAGGAAACGCTGCTGCGGGAGCTGCGCCGGATCATCGACGGGGCATTCGAGAGCGCCACAGGGGCGCTGCAAATCGATCTGGATGAGCTGGCCGTCTACGAAGGAGAATATCAACTCGACATGTTCCGCCGGGTTTTGCCGGTGAAGCTGGAAACCGTGGCCCCCGGTGCGGATCAGATACTGGCCGCCGTGAACAGCCGACCATTTCAAGGCAAGCTCCTGAAAGAGGTCTATTCCGAGCTGAGCGCCAGTTCGTTCCGCAAGGTGCGCGACACCATTCGGGCCGGGTTTGTCGAGGGGCGCACCACCGACCAGATCGTGCGAGACCTGCGCGGCACCAAGGCGCAAGGGTTCAAAGACGGGATCCTGGACGGTAACCGCCGGGCGACGGAAACGGTTGTGCGGACGGCCGTCAACCATACCGCCAACACGGCGCGGGACTACACATATGAGCGCAACGCCGATCTGGTGAAGGGAGTTCGCTGGAATTCGACGCTGGACGGGCGCACATCGGCGGTCTGCCGAGCGCGGGACGGCAAGGTCTATGAGCCCGGAAAGGGGCCGCGGCCGCCGGCTCATTTCAATTGCCGCTCCAGCACTTCCCCGGTTCTTGCCTCCTGGCGCGATCTGGGCTTTGACATTGACGAACTGTCGCCGTCCACCCGCGCCAGCATGAACGGGCAGGTTCCGGCAGATCAGGACTATGACACATGGCTGAGGAAGCAGCCGAGGGCCTTTCAGGACGAAGTTCTGGGTGGAGCCAAGGGCAAGCTGTTCCGGGCGGGCCTAAAAATGGAGCGGTTTGTTGACAGGAAGGGGCAAGAGTTTACTCTTGACGAATTGAAACGTCGGGAGCGCGACCTTTGGGAAAAGGCCACCTGAAACTGGTGACAGACAAGCCGCAGAAGCCCGGCCGGGCCTATGCTGGCGCCCCCATTGAATGCCCCACCTGCCAAAGCCGGGATCTGATTGAGACATTTTCGCCGCGCCTCAAGGGCGGGCGGATTGTTAAGGGCAAGGCCACGGGCTTTGCCTGCGTGTATTGCCAGAAACGAGTCTGGCCTTAACGGCGGGCGGGATGCCCGCGCCAACCTAGCGGGAAGCTAATCACATGAAAATCACCATCACCGACCTCTCGGGGCTTCCCGAGGGGCTGAAATCCGTTGTCGAAACCGAGGGCGACAAGGCCACGCTGGACCTGTCCAAACTGATGCCCGCCGAAGATCTGACCGGCCTGAAATCGGCGCTGCAGAAAGAGCGCGGCAACGCCTCCGCCTATGCCAAGTTTGGCACTCCTGAGGAGCTGGACGCAAAGCTGGCGGATCTGGAAAAGAAGGCCCAAGGCACCGGCAAGGCTGCCGAGGATGCTCAGGCAAAGATTGACCAGATCAAGGCCGAATACGAGGACAAGCTGACCGGCGCCAACAGCCGGATCGAAACCATGATGAAGGCCAACGCCTCAGCATCCCTGAAGGCGGAGCTGGCGAAGGCGGGCTTCATCCCCGAAGCAATTGACGACATTGCGGCCACAGCACTTGGCCGCCTGGAGTTCGGCGACGACGGTACCCCGAAGGTGCTGACAGCTGACGGCAAGCCCATGATCGGCAACGGCGCGGACCACGGCGCCACCCTGGGCGATCTGGCGAAAGAACTGGCCGACGCGAAGCCCTATGCGGTGCGCGACGGCGGAAAAGGCGGCGGCGGGAAGCAGCCCAACAGCGGCGGGACGCCACAGAAGAAATGGGCCGAAATGACCTCTGGCGAGAAAGTCCGGCTCCATCGTGAGAACCCCGAGGAATACGAGCGCGTCAAGGCCGCAGGCTAAGCGCATCCCTCCCCATTTGAAGGAAGAAAACAATGGCTGATACTCAGCTTTCCGACATCATCGACGTTACCGTTTATCAGGATCTTGATCCTGTCGATTCCCCTGAGAAAACCGCCTTTTACGAGAGTGGCATCGTGGTGCGCGATGAAATGCTGGACGGCATTGCTGCTGGCGAGGGGAAAATTGCAGAGCTGCCTTTCTGGAATGATCTCGACGCCGATGAGGAGCCGAACTACTCCAATGACGATCCGGACGATGAGGCAACTCCTTCGAAAGTTGACCAGGGCGAGCAGATCGCGCGCAAAGCCTTTGTGAACAAGGGCTATTCGGCAATGGATCTGACGCGCGAACTGGCAATGGGCGACGATGCCCTGCAGCACGTTCGCAACCGCTTTGGCACCTACTGGATGCGTCAACACCAGCGCCGCGTGATTTCTGCGGCGCGCGGTGTCTACGCGGACAACGCGGCGAATGACAGCGGCGACATGACCCATGATATTGCATCGGAGTCCATCGCAGGCCAGTCCGCATCCACCCGTTGGTCGCAATCGGCATTCATCGAGGGCGCGTTTACCATGGGCGATATGGTCGATGGCGTCACGGCAATCGGCGTCCATTCCGTGATCGCCAAGCAGATCACCGAGCAAAACGGTGCAGAGGACGTGCGCGACAGCGAGGGCAACCTGCTGTACCGGACCTATCTCGGCCGCCGCATTATCGTGGATGACGGGCTGCCGGCCGTTGCTGGCACCACTGATGGCGTAAAGTACCTGTCCGTGCTGTTTGGCCCTGGCGCGTTTGGATGGGGTGAGGCATCGCCGACTGTTCCTGTCGAGGTCGAGCGCTCGGCTCGCAAGGGCGGCGGTGGCGGCCAGGAAGAGCTGTGGGAGCGCAAGACTTGGCTCCTGCACCCGGCAGGCTTCCAGCAAACCGGCACCCCCGCGGGCGTTAGCTTTACGCTGGCTGAGCTGCAAGGGGCCGCCGCATGGGATCGGGTTGTCGAACGCAAGAACGTGCCCATGGCCTTTATGTGGACCAACTGATTTTCGGTGTGGGGCTGGGCGACCGGCCCTCATCCCAAGATCAGCAGGAGACAAAATCATGACTGAAGAAACAGCCAAGAACAACGACGGCTTTGTGCCGGGGCAGGATCTGAGCTTTGCCGACCTGATGGCGATGCGGGCGGCCAAGGCTTCAGGAGCGCCATCCCGTGAAGACATTGCTGAAATGGGCCGCGAAGACGTGATCGATCTTCTCAAAGCGCACGGTGTTGATGCGCCAAAAGGTAAGGTCGATGACCTCCGTGCGCGCCTGATCTCCATCATGTTTGCGGATCTCTGATATGGCGCTGGCCGTCGAAACCGGGATCGGCCTTGCCGCTGCAGACAGCTATGTCTCGCTTGCGGACTGCAGGGCCTACGGCACCGCTCGCGGCTGGACCTTGGGCGCGGATGACGTTGCCGACGAGGTTAACCTGCGTCGCGCCTTCGACGGTATCAACCGGCTGTGGGATTACCTGGGCGAGGCCAAAACCGACGATCAGGCCGGGGCATTCCCTCGCACGCTCTGGACCGGCATCCCGCAGCGGGTGAAGGACGCGCAGTGCGAGCTGGCCTATCTGATGCAGGGCGGGCTTGACCCGTTCGCCACCATCGACAGCAGCAGCACAGGCGATACGATCAAGGTCGGCCCGATCACCATCGCGGGCGACAGCCTGCCGACCGGGCGGCCGCGCATCGTGGCGGTTGAGGGGCTGCTTCGTCCGTATCTCGGCGCCGGGCCGGGGCAGGTGAGGGTGATGCGGGGATGACCACCATTCGCAGCAAAGTGACCGCGGCATTCGACAAGCTGGCGGCCAAACAGCCCGATGCGATCCAAACGGGCGCTATCCGGCGCACAGAGCGGACAGGAGGCGGGCCAAGCGATCCTGACGGGGGAGCGGTCACCACAACCGATTACCCGGCCCGTATGGCCGTTTTTGAGATCGGCGCGGACCGGATCGACGGCAGCAACATCCTTGCGGGTGATCTGCAGGTCATTGTTGAGCCAATCAGCATCGAGGCCACGGCGGAGGATCGCGTGATCTGCGACCGTGGCGAGCTGACCATTGCCAAGCTGGGCCGGGTGGCCTCGGGCGGCGAAACGGCGCTCTATGACATGATCTGCCGCGGTGCGCGCTGATGGGTTTCGCTGACGACATTGCAGGCTTTGCGGCCAAGACTGAGCGCAAGATGGATCTGGCCGTGCGCAAGATCAGCCTGAAACTGTTCAGCCGGGTCATCCTGAAGACGCCGGTCGATACCGGTCGGGCGCGGGCCAACTGGCAGGTTTCCATCGGGGCAACGGCAGACGGAACGCTGGAGCTGGAAGACAAGAGCGGCACGGCCACCATCAGCGCCGCCACGGCAACAGCCTCAGCCCTGCGCGCTGGTGACGTGATCTTTCTGGTGAACAACCTGCCATATATCCAGCGCCTGGAGGACGGCTATTCCGGGCAAGCCCCCGCGGGGATGGTCGGCCTATCAATTCAGGAATTTCAGCAGATCGCGGATCAGATCGGCATTGAGTTGGTCCAGATCTAGGAGCGCACCGCATGGCAAACCCCGAGAGCGACATTCACGCGGCCCTCATGGCCCAGGCGGAGACGATCACCGGCTATTCCATGCTGTGGCCGCAAAAGGGCGGCGATCAGCCTGCAGGAGAACATATTCGCATCTCCCATGTGCCGAATGATAACGCCCCGGCTGACCTGTCCAGCGACGTCATGGAGCGCCAGGGCTTTCTTTACCTGACGCTGGTTTCGGACCTCGGCCAATACGAGGCCGTCACCAAGCGCAAGGCGGGCGAGATCGCGGCCTATTTCAAGCGCGGCAAACCTCTGAAAATGAACGGCACCACCGTGAAGATCACCGGCCACAACGTGCGACCGGGGCGGCAAGAGGGCGGCCGCTGGGAAACGCCCATTCGCATCAGCTATTGGAGCATGGCATGACCACCAAGAAAGCCCCCACCAGAAAGCCTGCAGCGAAGAATGCTCCGGCCAAGCCGCTGCGCGTGGAGTTGGTGAACATGGATAAGCGGAACGGCCCGATCGGACAGATCGCACGCCCGCTTGAGAAAGACGTCGCTGCCTGGCTCGGGAAGGGCTGGCAGCGCACATCGGCGGGGAACGCCGAGTAACCCACCGCCCGAGGGTCTAACCGGGCATTCCCCAAAACATGAACTGAACAGCCCCCGCGTGCGGGGTCTCTCTGCATGGAGACATGAACAATGACGCAGAACCATATCGGCAAGACCATCTGGGTTGCCACCGCGTACCCGGCGACCAACGACGTTGCAGGCTTCGAGGCGCTGACCTGGGTTGAAGCCAAAGGCAACATCACCCTGCCGCAGCTCGGCATCACCCATTCGATGATCGACATCCCGGATCTGAAAACCGGCTTCACCTCGGCTGTGAAGGGGGCGGCGCAGGGCGTGGATACCACCATGACCTTCCGTGAAGTCTCCGGCGACACCGGTCAGACCAACCTGAAGGCCCAGGCCGTTGACAATGACGGCGTCCTGTCTGTGCGCATCGTGAACGGCACCGGCACCGACAACGCGCCGCAGGCCGGTGATGCGGTGGAGTATGCCCAGGGCATCGCCCACAGCTTCCAGCCGAACCAGGGCGACAACAACTCCTATGAGGGCTTCCAGGCCGGCTTCCGCCAGAACGACTTCACCGTTACCGGCACCATCCCGGTGTAATTCGCCACCCCACGGGGGCGGATACGGGCCGGGGGAGAGGTGGTTTCGCTTCTCCGGCCCATCAGAAACCTGAAGCCAGCAGGACAAACACATGACTCTTTCATTCGCACACATCGACCCGCGCCGCGATGCTGAAAAAGGCGCGACCTATCACGTTGACTATGACGGCGAACGCCTGTTCCACGACAAAGAGCCCATCGAAATCGATTTTCTTGGGCTGCAGAGTGAGACCGGCAAGCGCGCGGCCGCAAAGATGGTCAAGGATCTGGACAGGAAGGCAGGTCGCAAGCGCGACGCCTCCAAGATGAGCGTCGATGAAATGCTGGACGCCGCAGCCGAAAGCCAGGAGGCGCGCGCCCGCTTCTATGCGGAGCTGACCACCGGCTGGCGCAACGTCGTCTATCTGGATGATGCGGATATCGACAATCCGGATGTTGAGCCCACGTTGCTCGAGTACAGCAAGGAAAACGCCTTCAAGCTCTTTTCGACACGTCCCTGGATCATGGAAGGTATCGACCGTTTTTTGGGCGACAAGGCGAACTTCACGCGGAGCGCCGACGCGGCCTAATCCTCGCTGCCCAGCAGTTGGGGTTCTTGCACAGCGCTGTCGAGCTTAAGAAAGCTGACGGTTCGGTCGATCGCACCGAGCCGCCACGGATCAAGGCCTATCTTGATGCGGGCGCGGAGCTGCCCTTCCCCGACCTGAGCGACTACCAGAGCATGTTATGGCGGGCCTTCTTGGAGGTCGGCCCAACATTGCCAGGTGCAATGGGCGAGGTGCCAGTCTCATGGGTCGAGGTTGACGCCTACGCCCGGCACAGCCCGGAGATAACCGAGCCGTGGGAGGTTCAGGCGCTGGTTCAGATGAGCCAGGATTACCTGAGCGAGAAGGTGAAGGGCGCTGACGTGTTCACTGTGCCGCCGATGGAGCGGGGCTCCTAGTAGGGGATCTGAAAACCATCTCTGGGGTGCGTGCGCCGTATGGCACGCCCGTCCCTGATCAGCGTTTCCCAGCGCTGAAATCCAGTATCCCCTCCAAAGTTGTTTCTGGAATTTACGTCTGTGACGATGGCGTAGCCATATTGCTTCGGCAGTCCGAAAGCCGGAATGGAGTGAACTGCGATCTTCCTGCAGGTTCCGTGTCGGTACTGGGCTGACCCAGGGTCTTTGAGGACAGAAGAAATGTTTCGCTTGGCGACCTTTTCACACTCTGACTGTGGGATCGGTCGGCCATAGTCCGCATTTTGCGTTTCCACGGCGCTTGGCACCTGAGCGCAGCCTGAAACTAGTGCGACCGCAAGCGCAGCCAGGAAAAACGGTTTCATTGAATTCTCCAATAATTCGCGGCCGCCAGCCTATTCCGCTCGCGAATCTATTGCAATCATGAGGTGAAAAATGACTGACTTTGCTCGTCTTGGCATTGCTGTCGACTCGCGTCCCGTCGCCCGCGCCAGAGAGGATCTGACCGGCTTTGTCCGCGCGGGCCGGAACGCCTCAGGCGCAGCGGACGACCTAGGACGCAGCACGTGCCGCGCTCGTGATCAATTTGGCCGCTTCGTTAAGGGAGGAAAGCAAGCCACACATGCAGCGCGCGATTTCGATGCAGGAGCAGCGAGCGCAAGGAAGGCAGTTTCGGCTCTTGGAAAGGCTATCGGTGCTGTAGCAGTTGGCCTGGCAGGCTTCGCGTCAGCACAAGAGGCGGTGGCGCAAGCGAGGGGCTTCAGTGCCGCGATGTCCGAGGTCTCGACGCTGATTGAGGGCACGAGGCTGGAGATGTCCTTCTTGCAAGACGAAGCCATGCGCATGGCTGGCACGTTTGGTGGGAGCGCTACAGACCAGGTGAAGGCTTTCTATCAGGCAATCTCTGCTGGTGCAGATAGCGTTGAGGCTGCAGCCAAGATCCTTGATCAGTCCAACCGGCTGGCTATCGGCGGTGTGACCGATGTGACAACCGGTGTCGATGCACTCACAACCGCCGTCAACGCTTTTCGCGATACCGGTCTGACCGCAGCTGAGGCGTCTGACGCTATGTTCATCGGCATGAAAGCGGGTAAGACCACAATTGCCGAGCTGTCAGCCCAGATGGGACAAATCGTACCTATCGCGAGCGCAGCAGGTGTTTCGTTCGATGAGATGATTGCCGGGGTCTCGGCCTTGACGACCCAAGGTCAATCAACAGCGACTGCCACAACCGGCTTGCGTGCGGCCATCACGGGAATATTGCAGCCATCAAAGCAGGCTGCCGATGCTGCCAAGGCGCTTGGCCTGGAGTTCTCAGCGAGTGCGCTTCAAGCCAAGGGACTTGAGCAGTTCCTTACGGACGTTGTTCGGCAGACTGGCGGCAGCACAGACGCATTGACCCAGCTCTTCGGCTCAGTTGAGGCCTTGAATGCAGTGCTGGCCTTCTCTGGCGCGGCGGGGCAGACCTTCAACGATATCATGGGGGAAATGGGCGACAAGGCAGGGGCGACTGACGAGGCCTTTTCCAGAGTAGCATCAGGTGTTGACCAGAGACTAAACGCTGCTTTTGGGAGATTTACCGTTCTCGCGACTCAGTTCGGCGAGGTTTTGTTGCAAGTCGGCGTGCCGGCCGTTGAGGCCCTGGCATCGGTCGCGGGAGTGTTGAGCGACAACTTCAACACGGTGATCGGAATTGTCTCTGCCACTGGTGTCGCGATCGCTAGCACCTACGCCCCTGCTGCGTACGGAGCTGTGACCGCCACGGCTGCTTGGGTTGCGTCTCTCGTGACCTTGCGCGGCGCGCTCATGGCGACCGGAATTGGTGCACTGGTTGTCGGCGCGGGTGTGTTGATCGGCAAGTTCCTTGACTTGGTGAAATCAACTGGCGGCTGGGGCAGCGCGCTTGAGCTGCTGGGGGATGTCGCGTCGGGGGTCTGGGAGGGCATAAAGGCCGGTGCGGGCTCCATTCCTTCCGCTCTAGCGTCAGTGTGGGAGTTGGTAAAGTCCGACTTTCTGAACCTTATGGCGACCCTCTCTGGCCAGTGGCGTGACTTCCTTCAGATGATGGGCCTGAGCGGCGCTTCAGCTGACGAGGCAGTAACCGACTTTCTTGAGGCGTCTGGTGACGCAGCAGAGCGTTCTATCAAGCTTGCCCGTGAAGCCTCAGAGGCTTTTACCTCCGGTTTTGATACTGCCCGGGAGGCCGCCGCAAAGCTTCGCGCGCAGGTCGATAGCACTGCGGACGCGACAGATGACGGCAGCAAGTCGGCTGATGCACTGAGCGATGCACTAAAAAGCCTAGACAAGGGAGCGAGGAAGGCTGCCAAGGGGTTGGATAAGGCAAAATCCGAAGGCGAGGCGTTCGCTGATGCACTGGAGGATGCGGCACTCACAGCTGAGGACATGGGCAAAGCGAAAGCCGACATCTTGGTCAGTGGTATCGGAGGTGTTTCGGACGCTTGGGGTGATTTTGTTTCGCGCGGGTTCAGCGACTTCAAGGGGTTCGCAAAATCCGTTGTCGACAGCTTCAAGCGCATGCTTGCTCAGATGGTGGCGCTTGCTGCACGAAATCGGATTATGATCTCTCTTGGCCTTGGCGGCGCGGGTGTAGGCGGCGCTGCACAAGCGGCCGCTGGCGCGGCAGGCAGCGGCGGCGGTTTGCTGAACCTGTTGGGCGGTGGCGCGAACCTGTTGACTGGTGGCGGTCTTCTGGCCGGGATCGCAGGTGGCGCAGGTGCTGCACTGGGGATCGGTGGATACGCCAGCGCGGGATTGTTCAACATCGGTGCGAATGCTGCAGTTGCCTCTGCGGCGACCGGTGCGGGTGCGTTCGCTTCTACAATCGGCGCGGCGCTTCCAGCATTGGGGATCATCGCGGGAGGCATTGCGATCCTCGCGAAGGGTCTGTCCCGCGAGCATCACGGGCGTGCTGTGCGCGGCACTCTGGGGCCGGATGGTTTTGACGGGTTCGAGTTCGACTTCTACCAGGGGGGATTTCTGCGCGGCGACAAGCATGAATATCACGACACCCGTGACGAAATCCAAACCATGCTCGACAACGCTACTGCAGGCATTGTCAACAACATCGAAACCATGGCGGGCGCGCTCAATCTGGGCGCTGATGCGATCAAGGATTTCGAGTGGGAAGGGGAACAGTTCACCGTTTGGCTGTCTGGCCGGAATGCTGGTGATCAGGAAGCGACAGCGAAGGAGTTCGAGAAGCACCTGAACACCCTCGCCAACGGTATGACGGATCTCGTCCTGAAAACCGAGGAATACACGCGCGAAGGGGAGAGTTCGTATGAGACACTGACCCGTCTTGGTGGCTCCCTCATGGCTGCTAATGATGGATTTGAGCTGCTGAGCCAGACCCTGTTCGAGGGCAGTTTGGAGGCCGCCAACAGCGCCTCTCTTCTGATGGATGCTTTCGGAGGCATTGAGCAGTTTGCATCTGGTGTCGGATCATTCTTCGAGCTGATGTTTACTGATGTCGAGAAGCAGGCGAAGCGCCAGCAATATGCTCAAGAGGCATTGGACGCAGCTGCGGAAAACCTCAATCTGACAATCCCGAACACCCATGCTGAGTTCCGGGCGCTGGTTGAAAGCCTTGACCGCACCACTGAGGAAGGCCGTGAAGCATACGTTGCTCTGATCGGGTTGGCCGATGAGTTCACAGTGGTTCACGGGACAGCGCAGGAAGCGGCCGATGCCCTGGACGGCGTTGCCGGAGCCCTTGCCGATGCTGAAGCGGAGGCTCGCAAGCTAAAAGAGCAGGATCTGAGGGATGCATTCGCCGCACTTAATGGGGCAATCAGTGCAGCAGTGTCCGACTTGCAGGGACAGCTTGGAATTGTTGAAGATCGCCTGCGCCTGCGGTTCAAGAGACTTCAGGTGTCCGTCGATGCGGAGCGTCAGACAATATCGGCCGCGCACGAGAAGTTGCTGGACACGCTTTCGGGTCGGTTGGCGACTCTGGAGGATGCGGCAGAGGCATCTCGCGCTTTGTTCGAAACGCTTGAGGCTGCAAGCCAAGATCGTCGCCGGGTGGAGCGTGAGGGTGCTGATTGGGAACGACGCCGGGCGCTGATGTATGTCCAGAATGGAGGATCGGATCCGGGCAAGCTTTCGAACGCGCTCGAAGTTCTTGGCGAGGACAATTCCGGTCAATTTTCAAACTATGCAGACTATCTGACTGACTACTACCGAACATCCAACATCATTGCTGGCCGTGCTGGTGATGCGCAGCTTGAGATGACGGCAGATGAGGCCGCTGTGGATGCGCTGGAGCGCCAAATTGAGCTAGCAGAGAGGCTGCATCAGGAAGAAATGCAGCGCCTCGATCAGATTATCGAGGATGGGCGCAAAACTCTGGATATGGCGTTGGGGCAGTATGTTGCTGCCATCAAGGTTGAAAATGCAGTTGCGCAATTGACCCATACTGCGGATCGACATGCTCTCGTTTCCGAGCGGGTTGAGGTCCGGATGGCGGAACTTGAAACGATCCGTCTGAGTATGGAGCAGCTGGTTGAGGGTGCGCTTGGGGCGGAGAACGGGCTGCCCAGTATCAATCAGGGTGTCCAGAGCGTCATTGGCGCCGTGAACGCCCTGGGCGGTTCTATCGGTCAAATGACAGCTGGGATTGCTGCTGCGACCCGCGTGCAGGCGGAAGCAAACCGTATCGCCCAGACCAAAGCCCTAGAGAGAAAGCATATCGTCACGGAACCTCGCTCAGCCAGCGTTGGCAGTGCGCGAGACGATGGCACCGTGTCCGAATTGCGAGAATTGCGCAAAGAGGTGGTGCGCCTGCGGGAAGGAAATGAAGGCTATCTCGGCCCGATTTCCAAGGCAACCGGAGCGACAGAGCGAACCCTGAAGCGAGCAGAACGGGATCGTCAGACCACAAAGGGGGCAGCATGATCATCATCCAGCCAATTGACGTCTCGGACGCAAACCTAACCACGGATGTCCCGCTGTCCGAGATCGAATGGACGGCGGGCACCACGCCAGAGGGGGAAGAACGCCGCATCGGCAATGACCTTTACCGCGCGGTGATCGAGACCGCTGATGATCCCGACACGGGCGTTAATGCGGATCCGCC